AACAAGACAGTCGTGTGCTGAGTCTGGTAATGGACACTCTTGGTCATCTGCCAGAGGTACAGCATTACCGTTTGTATCGTACTGCCATATCATTCCAGGTTGACAGTAACCTTCAATCATCACGCCGTTTGTAACACTTGAGATTGGCGTAGGAAGGAACCTAAGCCTATTCGTTGCATAAAGTATGCAAGCGTCAATAACAGCGTCACCTTGAGTCCTATAGCGGTCTACTTGCCTATCAGCAAAGTCTAATAGTCGTAGCCGTCGGTACTCGTTATCTTCTAACTTGAATACTCCCCTAATACGATACATATCAGGGGAGCAATACTCGTCTGTACCATCTTCTAAGTCTAGGTAACGTCTGCCAAACAAACAGTCTGTTTTACGGGCTATCTGATTGGCAGCTTCCAACACTAGGTATTCCAAGCCAAATGGGTCAAGGTCTTGCTTGCTACCAAAGTGGTGCAAACCTATCATCCTGACCTTTTGTTTGATTTCACCTAGTGTCATCTTGTTACCTTAGTCTAATTAGAGGCTAACTGCGCCATCACGTCCGTTGACAAGTGCAGCCATTGCAATAGCAATAGTTCCAGTGTCAGTGGTTGTTGCACCTGTCAGGGTTGTGAACTGCAATTGCCAGTATGGCTTCGCAGAAAGCACTGGAATATATGTAACATATGTACCGGCTGTTTTATTGACCGTTACAGATGCAGAAATATCCGCAGGGCTACTACTAAGGTTACCTGCCGTAGCTACAGTAGATGCAGCAGAGCCAACAACCTTGAATACAGCAGTACCAATATTGGTAAGCGTACCAGCAGTTGTGTATACAACCTTGACAAACAGTGGTGAGTTCTGCCCATTTGTTCCAGGAAGAACTTCAGCACCAGATGCAGCAGTATCTGCCTGTGAAGCAAAGTCTGCAGCAGCTGCAAGAATCATATTTGGCGTTGAGAACACATCAGATGCACCATACACCTGAGTTGTTCCTGCATAGCCAGTCATGTCAATAGTTGTTGACAATTTATCTGTAGAGGCAGTCTGCTTTAGTTTTGCTGATGCATAACTTGCAACTGTTGTATATTTGAAGGAAGCCTTCTTATCACGTGCCATTTCTATTCTTCCTTTCTATTATGCGACTCGGCAGAACAAACGACCAACAGCACGAGTGTGTGGAATCCACAAACCGATACCCCAGTCGAAGACAACGTTGTGCATGATGCCATTTTCCTTGGAAAGACCAAGGTAGGTTGGCTTGAATGGTCCACTCTGCCATCCCTGTGCATATCCAGTTCCATAACGAACTGCATAGATGGAGGAAGCAACGGAACCTGTAATACCAGATGCGGTCTGAGTATCCGAGATTACACTCGTAGTACCGTCAGCCTTACGACCAACTGTACGAACGGTTGCATTCTTGTACTTCTCAACTGGGCGGTCGAACGAGTCACGAGTGACATCGAAACCAGCACCAATACCCATAGTACGGATAGCAAACTCAACAGAACGCTTTGCCTTCTCAGACATATACAAAACAACACCATCTCCATCTGGGGAGTTCATGTTGTCAAGCAACTGCTGGAGGTAAGCAAAGAATGCGTTAGCCGTCGCAGATGTTGTACTAGCAGAGATATCAATACGGGCAGCGTCTGGTGCAATCAAAGACATTTCAGAAGGAATGTCAAAGTCACTAGGGTTGTCCATACGATAAGCAAGACCCGGAAAACAGTCAATATTGCCTGTTAGCGGGTTATTGTTTACGAATTTATCGTTGAAGTCGTAAGCAAAACCTTCGAGGAAGATTTGTACCTGAGCTTCGATTGGGTCGATGATATTCGTAGGCTGGTCGAGCAGAACGTGGTCTACAAGAATCTTGTTACGAATAAGATACATCTGCTCTTCGTAAGACTTTGGTCGACCCTTAACCGCTACCGGCTCAGAGTTAACGCCAGTCCAGTTTGGCGAAGGGATACCTGAGTTCAGGTAACGAACACCAATCTGCTTGAGCGATGGGGAAGTATAGAGAGGAATATCCTTAAGGGCATTCCAAGTCTGATGAAGAGATTTTGTGATTTCCTTGACGAGAGGGTCGTTGCTAATAGCTGCTTGGTCCGCAAGCGTCAAGGCTCCGTTAAAGTCAATAGCCATTTACTTAGCCTTTCCTACATTGTTCGATTTCGGTTGATGCCCATCAATTCTGATAGACCCATCCGACGTGGTGATTGTTGTGAGCCACCAACCACTGGAGCCGCTGAACCCGCCTGAGATTGCGGGGTCGGAGTACGTTGACCTTGAACAACCTGTTTGGTAAGTTCTGGCAAAAGTGATTGTTGAAGACTCTGAATCTGGTCGTGAACTAAACGTACTGCATCTGATGGTTTAACACCAGCAGATACAAGACTGTCCACCATATGACTCGCCTTCTGTGCCAACGGATACTGCTGGACTGCTTGCTCTCGTTCTCGTTGAACCATAAACTGACTGACTTCCTGCATAGCCTGTTCATAGCGGAACTTCTGGAGTTCAGCATCAAGCTGCAGTTGTGCAGTTGCTGGGTCAATCAAGTCTTGAGATTCAAGTTCGTGATAACGCTGTTTAATAGACTCTTCTTGAGCCTGAACCTGTTGCTGTTGAATAGCCTTCTGTAAGTCAGCAGACGATTGAAATCCCTGCTGTTCAAACTGACTAATAACATCAGCCCACTTGTCCAAGCGTTCAGAATAAGACTTAGCCTTATCATTTACTTCCCTGAACCTATCGTAAGGGATAGGACCGGGTTCCTTGGTATCGCTGACTGGCTGTGACAGATAACCGAAGTTATCGTCATTTGTGGATTGCTCCACTGGGACCGTAGCACTATCGTTAACGCCTGTTGTGCTTACAGTATCGTAGTCGGCGGCTCCACGAACTGCGTCCAAAATAGCGTTTCCAACGCCATAACCGTCTGACGCACCCGTTGATGAATCGGGTGTATGTATCATCATCTCGTCTGACAAATTTATCGTACTCCTTATTTACAAACTTGCCAACTATCCGTTGGCGTTTGGAATGATTTGATTCTTAAGTTTTTCCTTAGAGATATCAACTATTCCCTTTGCAGCATCGTTCTCCTGAGTCAGGCGTGAACGCTCCCGCATCTTTAGAAGGTCAGCTTCAGTCTTGGCAGCAACCTGAGCTTGAATCTTCTGTATATCTAATTGAGAAAGCATCTGAGCTTCCTCTGGGTTGAACCGCTTTACGGATTCAGCAGCAACCTGTTGTTGCTCCATCATCTGTTGTTGCATCATCATTGCCTGTTGAGCCATACCCTCTTCTTGGTCATTCAAGTGCTGAATAATCTTTGAGGTCTCAGGTATGTTGAGCATACTAACAACCAACTTATTAGTTGATGGGTCACCAGGGTCACCAAACAATCCCATCTGACGCATAGCAAGCAACTTCTGCAACTTCTGGTCAGGGCTATCTTCCATACTGGACCCCGGTACGTAGACAATACGATACTGACCACCACTGCGAATATGGTCAAAGGTAATGACACCCTGCTCGATATCCTCATAAGGATTAGATTCTTGGTCAACATTACCGATGAATGGAGCAACGCCAAACTGCTCTACAAGAGCAATCTCCCACTCTTTAATCTTCGCAGCTGATATCTCAATATCTGCACGTACGTAGGAGTGTTGAGTGTTATCAGCACGTTGAAGGAGTTGAACAGCCTCAGCAGGTGTACCAGCAGGAGCCATTCCTTGAGATACATCATGCAGTCCAGCGATGTCCATCATGTCCTTCTCTATGTACTGGAGCATAGGGAATAGGTCACCACCAATGCCAGGCGCACGAGATACTACTGGAGGCGAAGAACCAGGGTTGTAGTAAATCTTCTTGTATGTCCTACTCTCGTCGTAGTAGTCATCACCCTTATGGTTAAAGGCATCAGCACCTACGTTAGATAGACGCTGAACCATCACGTAGTCACGCTGTTGCTCAAACTGCTCAAGCATACGTGAGTACACCCGGTTATACGTCTGCTGTAGTGAACACAAGTCAAATCCTAGGGAGTGTCCATAAGGAGTACCTGAACGAGGCTGCCAACGTAGTGGAATGAATGGAAACTCATCCTTCTTCTTGTACAACCAAGGACCAGCGTGAAGTAGTACTGAGTTAGTGCTAACTATGTATCGCCCTGACGGATACTGTTGTGACGGTTTTTCCCAGTACTCGTATACAATTGCTGCACGTTTTTTAGAGTCACTCTGTGCAAGTCGTGCTGTACTAGGTGGAACCCATCCGTTACCGGAACCATTACCACCCTCAAGATATGAGTCAATATAGGAAGCGTTATTACCTGTCAACGCATCAGGGTTTACCAACTTACCAATATCGCCGTAGTTATCTACGAACCAAGATAGTGGTTTAGCAGATGCGTGAATCAACCAACGAACATCAGCATCACGCTTTGCTGTTGGGTCTAGGAATACATCAAATGCTGGAAGAATCTCTTCTCTAACATCACCAATATTAATGTTCTCATACCCTGTAATCTCACCTGTTTCAGGAGAGAAGTAAGGCATGACCTGTTCACCTTTAGCATCCCAGTAAATCTTCAAGTAGGAAGTACCGCAGACACAAGCCCAGCGAACACGCTCTTTGAGCTGAGTCTCACGACTAAACTTACGATTGTAGTGACCACAAATGTGGTTTGCCTCATCCGAGGCAAGTAAGTCTCTTTGAGTGTGAGATAGTGGTACTGCTCGTGCGTCTGGTGCTACCTGAGTCAACTTACCAACTACACCATCAATCAAAGGACGCATCTTGTT